TTTCACAACTTACTAAAGATAATTTTGCGAATGAAGAAGCATATAATATACATGTTGAATTAGCAACACATGTTACAAAGCCTTTATTATTACTTGGACAGAAAATGACATCATTAGATTCCAGTAAGAGACCAACTGCTGAAAAAGCGTTAGAAGAATATAAATCTCATTTTAACGCTTTTGAAAAATATCTACAACCAAAAAAAATGTATAATGCGTTAAAGGATATGAACGTATTTAACACTGTTGTGTTAGATGATGTTCCTATGACTGTAACACCTACTGTTAAGTCTGCTAGTAGAAAGTCTGCTAGTAGAAAGTCTGCTAGTAGAAAGTCTGCTAGTAGAAAGTCTGCTAGTAAAAAACCTATTAGTATAAATCCTGCGGTTGTAGACTCTGTTAACAAAAAGTCTGCCAGCAAAAAACCTTCTACTAAGAAACCTGCTGTTAATATACCAAATATTATTCCTAAGACTGCTCATGAATTAAAAGAAATTTATAAGAATTCAATTCGTGTTCCATTAGCATTAAATAAGATTGTTCTAATTGCTAAGTTATTAGGTTCTAAACTAACAGTAGGATTAGCTAAAAAAGAACAGTATTTTAATGATATTATTACTTTAGCAAAGCAAAAATATAATTTAGATTATAGACTGGAATTAATCTAATATAATTTAATAGGTAGAGCTGGTTTTCCATCTTTTGATGGCATTTCACCAACTGGAGTTTCTAAATCTGTTGCGTCATACACTATATATTTATCATCAACTAATTCTGCCGCATAATTAATATTTTTATAAGTAAAACGACGGAATTTCTTTTCAACTTTCTTCTCTGTTAATTGATACATAGATGCGGATTCACGTATATCTGTATAAATATCTGGATGATACAAGAAATCCCCTACATTTCCTTCTAATGGTAAACATCTAAATGTTCCATCTTTATTCTCAGCATAGTTTAATTCACAATCAACTGCGGCAGATTTCATTACTGTTTCTAATTCATCTATAATACGTTTTTTACGCTCACTAATTACGTATAATCGTTCATCTGATGTAAGAACATATGTTGTTTGTCCTTGTTCAATAGGTATTTTAGATTCAATCGCTTCATTTCTCTCGATTGAATCGCGAATAAAAACAGTTTCATCAATTTTCATAGGACCAGTTTTAGATCTCTGTGCTTCAGGTCCAAATACACTAATATAAGTGTAAATAGAAACATTCTGGTCTTTCTTAGGTAAATCTAAATGAGAACCGATACGAATGGCACGTCCTTTTACTTGTTTTAAACGGACATCATTCCAATAAGGTTCCATAATATGAACTGCTCTTACATTCTTTAAAGATAAACCTTCTGCGCCAGCACTTGTAATACAGAATACTCTACATATCTGTCCTCTCTGATTATTATTATTTTCAAAACCAGATTCTAGAAGAACTTTGGATAAAGATTCTGGTAGTTCATTAAAACGAGCATTAAATACATCTAATGCTAAACGACGAACATCTTCTTTTTCTGCTCCAGAAAATGTAATATATCTCGGTTGAACAGGACCTTTACGTAGAGAAAATTCAGTCTTTTCAGAAAATTTGAATGTAGAACCAGACATAACAATTTCAATCGGCGCATAACCGTTTGCGTCCATCACTAGACGAAATATTCCAATACCTTCCATATCTAGGAATTGAGAGTATATTAGTGATGAGCCTGGTGCGTGTTCTATATTTTGTAACATAGTAGCAAATTTAGGACTTAGAACACGTAAACCTTCAGGATTATCTAGACGTAAAGAATCTCCAGCTACTGTAACTAAACAGTTCTTGGCACGAACAATCGCATCTCTATAATCTTCATCTTTCTTCAATCCAGATTTACAATCACTTTGTTTCTGCTGTTGCTCTAATAATTGTGATGCTTTACGTTCTTCTAATATTTGTTTAATAGAACGCTTTGGCATAACAGTTTTCTTGGCAGGTTTTTCTATGGCTTGGTTCTCTGCGAATGTTACTTTTCGTTCTTCTTCTACTGCTGCTTCTTTTCTGAACTGTTTCCTTAAAACCTTCTTTAATGCCTTTTTATCTTCATCAGATGCATCTTCACCCAACTGTTCTTTTAAAGCAAGTCTTACCTTTTTTCTAATTTCCTTACGCTTTTGTTTATCTTCCTCGGATTCTTCTACTCCTTCTTCTTCTTCATCACTATTATCTCCTCCTTCTTGTTCTAATTCATCTTCATCTTCATCTTCATAAATTTCTCCTCCTTGTTGCGCTGCTGTTTTGCGTCTTGCCATAACATCTTTTATACTTAATTTTGTAGGTTTAACTTCTCCTACTTCAGATTCTTGCGCATCAATCTGTTTATCTTCTTCTTCTGCTCGTTTCTCATCTTCTTCACCCGTTTCAGGTATTTCAGGAAATTCTTCATCATTAAGACCTGTATCAGTAGGAGCAGTATCAATTATATCATCTACATCAGGTGCTTCTCCATCTAAATCAACATCTGAAATGTTATTGGTTCTAGGACGAGTTACAGATGGAGGGAATGAGAAATTACATGTTTGACGTGAACCCATACGATAACTTGTAGAATTTTTCATATTAGCAATCTCATATACTTCAGACCATATAGCATCTAATCCTTTGGTTTTTTCTTTATTTTTTTCTTGGTCTATCTCATTTGTTCTTTCTAATGTATACATTTTCTGTTGGTATTCAGACATAGGAACACGAATAACTTCATCACGTATAACTTTAGGCATTAAATCTTGTCTAGAACCTTTATAATATGATATTAAACCAGATAGACGTTTAATTAAAACTGCTTTATTCTCAACTTTTGTATGATTCTTATCTAGAAATATAGAAGAAAATTCTTCTCCAAATGCTGGCAATAAAGGCGAAGCTTTGAGTATTGGCTCAGATGAAAATTTAAATCCTTTTTCTTCAAACATCTTTGTAATACCAAATAATATTTCTTGTCGTGTAGGAATTTCAACACCTTCAGGTATTCTTTCTACACCAACATCGTTACTAATTTTACGAACTCCTTCTGGGAGTAAAGAAAGAGTAAAACGAATTCCTCCACCCGCTTTATCAGGTTCTACACGGACAAAATCTGTATAAAGAGAATCTAATAATATATTTTCAACACGTTTTTCTATCTCATTTCCAGTAACCGATAAAACACCTTCGATGATTGGTATATAACCATGAAGAACATTTGATAAGATTCCTAATTCTTCAGGAAAATTTATGAGTGGTGTTCCAGATAATCCAATTATCTTTGTGTTCTTCGCTGCTAGTAGCAATCGGTAGAATAAATAACCACGTTTATAGTTTCTTGATGTAGGGCATAAGGAAGGTTTCCATTTTTCTGCTCCTATTGTTTCTAATACTATTTTTCTTTTCATACCTTTCGCCGCTGTTAAATATGGTTCTATCTTTCCTTGCATTAATCGAATAATATTATGAATTTCATCAATAACTACTACAGCGTCATCAAAATAATCTGGAGCATTACATGCTATATCTTTTAGAGCAGAAGCAGTTATACCATTATAATTAATAAAACGAATACGACCTGTAGGATTTGTTTTAGCATCGTATACTAAACAAGAAAGAATCTGAGAACGAATTTCTGTTTGTTCATCACCTAGTAAAGAGTCATAGTTGGGTTCTGTTTGTTCAAAATCTGGAACCCAGACATGTTTTGCCTTCTTCAAATGATTTTCTCCTATATTTAATACTTTTGTGGCAAAAAGTCTTACCACTGGGTCTTCTTTATCTAAAGAAATCCAATAATTTTTTAATCTGAAATGTTTAAAACCACAAAAGGTAATCTCTTTTAAAAAATTCTTACGTAAAGAAAAAGGTGTCATAACTATAATTTTCTTATTTGCGGTTGAAAAGAGAGCTTCTGATGCGGCTATAGCAGTACACGTTTTACCAGAACCTAGACCATGATAAACTAAAACACCTCTATAAGGTGAAGCTTGTCTCATATATTCACGAATAAATTTCTGATAAGGGTAATTTTCACCCGGTTTTACTGGTTCTTGTTCTCCTATAGGTTTTAACATAAAATCTTCATATTCATGTTTAATAAATTTAGAAAATGCTCTTCGTGTTTCTGGAATATATGCTCGTGGTTCTTCATTGACATAGTGGTCACCTTTATCTTCTTCTAAAATTAGTTTTTCCAGTTTTTTGAGTGTTTCATCATACTCTTCGTCTACAGCTTCTTCTACTTCTTGTATCTTCTCTTCTCTTGTTTTACGTTCTTGCTTTTGTGGAATAACTGATAATGTCTTAACAGGTGGTATATCAACTACTTCTTTTTTAGGTTTACCAAACATCTCTTTAACGGCAGTTGTAAGAGCACTGGGTTTCTTATCTAAAAATTCTTCTTGAGGCGTTGGAACTTCGCGTAGTTCTGGTGGTGCCACCTTTGCTTCAATCTTTTTTCCTTTTGATAAGAACCCTTTTAATTTAACTCCGGATGACATTTCTATTATGTCGTAATAGTTTTTTTTGATTTAAAAAACTATTTTGCTTGCAAAATTTCTAGCGCTAAACGACTGGCATCTTGTTCTGCCTGTTTCTTATTTTTGGCACTAGAAGATGCTATTACATTTCCAGAAATATCAAGAATTCCAATAGTAAATGTTCTATCGTGTGTAGGACCTTCTTCGTGAATTACTTTGTACTGCGGAGGAACATGATATTCTGCTTGAAAGAATCTGAGAATCTGATCTTTATAGTTAGTATTTGATGTAATTAGTTCAACAAAATCAGTATGCTTTTGAATAGCAGTTACTACAAAAGTTTGTGTTGCTTCAAATCCTTTTCCACCACCTCCTTCTGAATAAAAAATAGCACCTAACCATGCTTCAAATAGAGAACCTAATAGACGAAGATTTTTGCGACCGTTACATACTTCTTCTTGATGACGACTAATAATTAGATGTTGCCCTAAACCAATCTTATCTGTTAAAATTCCAAGACTATCATTATTTACGATGGCAGTGCGGAGGCTTGTAAGAAAGCCCTCGCCTTGTCCTCCATATCGTTGTTTCAGATAATCAGCAACAATACCACTCAGAAGACCATCGCCGACATGTTCTAATTCTTCATTATCTCCTTGTTGAAGTGGAAGACAATTATTAGGTTTTTCAAGTAGAATCATAGGCTCAGACTGTTTTGCCCATTCATCTGACTTATCTTTATAACTTGTGTGTACACATGCTTGTTGAAATAAAGAAACATCTTTATAGATTTTCTTTATACCATAACGGGATAATACTGAATGAATATCTTTTGAACTCATAATTTTATTTCGTGAGTTCCAAGGATTACAGATTTTAGTTTGCTGTGACATTATATATATATATAATACGTGTTAATAGTTTAGACCCTTTACGGATGAAGCGTGAATAAGTGTTGTAAATACTTCTTAATATTAGTTAGATGCCAACTTTAGCAGAACGGTTCATTGAAAAAAGAAGCAAAATGAGTGAAAGATTAAAAAAAATTAAGGATAAATTTGCCGATGAAGAAGAATATACATCATCTAATGATTTAAAAGATGTTCCTATAATTTTTATTGGTGACCACTCTTTTAGAAATAATGAAATTGTAGCCTTATTTACTCCAGATAATAAAAAAGAAGAAACACTAGTGCTTTTTAAGAAAGTTTTTCAGAACAAATATCCTATTACAAGACATAACGGATTTCCTAGAGTTCCTTCGCGTGAAGAAGATAAAAACTTATTAGTTGATGGATTAACTATATATTTTAATTTATTACGTAATGAAATTATTAGTTTAAAAAAAAAAGGAGATAGTGTTGATTTAAGAGAAAAGATATCACATTTACAAAAAATTAATATCCTAATCACCCACTTTAAAGAAGATAAGGAAACATTCCCTTATCAAGATTTTGATAAATACCTATCCAATAAAGACTATATAAATTCAGTTGGTGATATTGATGAAGGTTTAAAATATGTTAAAAGTGAAGAAAAAGAAGAAGAACGTGTAAGAAACTTATTAAGACAATTTATTAAAGTATACTTACAAAATAAAAAAGCACAAGATTATGGAGTTCATGGAGATGGTATTTACTCAGATCAGTTTCAAGAATTTAGAGAAGAATATAAAGGTAAAATATCACCGCAAATTCTTCTTTATCTAATGGAGATTCTAGAAGGTGAAAAGTTAAAAGTTCCAGATAAATCAGAATATGATTTTACACATATTTATG